TATGGCCAATTAATAATTTATCCAACCACCAAATTTGTCGATAATTATATATATCCCTTACAACTATGCTCATTGCTTACCCCATTTCAGAATTTCATAGTTAACAAAGTTATCATCAAGCAATTTAGCGAATTGATGCCACTGATTCTCACCACCGTGGAAAGTAAGAGCAAGGTTGACCTTGTAAGGTTCAGCGGGTTTGCTAGGCACTTCCTCGACTGGTTTAGTGTCTTCGATAACCTCACCAGTTTCAGCATTGACTGCCTTGATTTCCTCGTTAGCAGACTGTTGGGCCATTGCTTCAATCTCTGCTAGACGTGCCGCTTCTGCTTTTTGTTTGGCTTCTGCTTGCTGCTTGCGTTCAATAGCTGCATCACGGTCCTTCTTCATTTGCTTCAAGATTTCAACTAGAGGTGTATCGTTCTGTAGCGCTCTAGTGTATGGTTCCGCTGGCAACTCATAATCAAGAGATTGCTCCTCAATCATGGCGATATTTGCCTTGTATTCTTCGAGTCGGTCATACTCAGCCAAAACCAAAGCGTCAATCTTTTCTTCTGTCTCTTTTTTGAGCTTCATCTTCTTATCCATGAAATCCCCGACCTTAGAAAAGCTCTCGTACTTGTCCTTGAATGTGTCCTTGTCTAGTCCGGCTAGCTCGCATTTGCTTTCAAATACTGATCTAACGTGGTCAATTCGCAGCATTTTTTTGTGCTCTTTGACTTCATCACGTTTGGCACGTAGTTTGTCAAGAAGTGCATTCAACGGTTCTAGTGAAGTCGCTAGTTTAGATTCAAACTCAGTGAGTGGGTCTTTGTAGATTCTGCCGATTTCCTTACGCTTATCGTCAAGTTTGTCGCCAAGCCCTTTGAAGCGTGTGATTTCTTTTAAGACCTCGTTATATTCCAAGCTGTCTAGTTGTTCGTCTGATAGCTCGCTAACTGCAACTTGGATAGCTGCGTCGAATTTGTCAAAATCGAATTTAATCGCTCCCGGCGTATATACCGGTTCAATCGTTTCAAGATAATTGTTTGTTACGTCCTTCGTGTTCATGTTTTATCCCTTTCGGTTGTTAATTTGCGTTTGAATGTCGTTAGATACCACGTTAAAACCTGCTACTAGCAACTCATGGAAGTCATTGAGCTTGTACTTCTTCATGTAGTAATTGCCCACTGTTTCGGTTGCTTGTCCAGTGATTAGAGCTAACTCATTGATTTGTTGCATGATGGTGTCATGTTGTTCGTCGCTAATGAAGTTTGGTTGAGGTTGTTCTTCCGTTGCCTCGCCTTCTTCAACTAGCTCCTGCTCTGGTTGGACTGGTTGGACTGGTTGAGTTTGCTCTTGTCTCTGCTGCTCAATCTGCGCCATTTTACGAGCTTTGACATCCTCTTGCGTTTCCCGTGGGGTAACGTCGATAGGTGCCGCTTGTTCCATTTCATCCGCAGTGTATAGACCACCCACGTTCTCGGAGAACGCATCTCGGACGGCTGCAACGATTGCCACCTTTTCAATCATTTGCCCCGGTGCTTTCTGCCACCAGTTCTTATGCGTGTTATAAGCTGACAACTCAACTTCACGATAGACTGGACGGCTTCGGTCTTTGCGGTACACCTCACACCAACCACCGATTAGCGTAGCTTTGCGAGGCAAGATAACGCCTTTTTTAGTTTTGAGTTCGCCTTTTTCGTCCTCGTAGATCACACCACTTTCAAAACCGTCATAGTTTTGATTTTGTTCAGCTCGTTTCATGAATGCGTCCTTAGACACTACGATTTGAGCCGGATTGTTACCATACTTAATGAAATAGACCTCTTTAGTGAAAGGGTTAAGATTGCGATTTTTAACGATTGCCAGCAACGTCTGAAGCTCTTGTGGGCTTGCTTGATGTTTCGGGTCAACAAAGTTTCTCAATGTCTCGCCGTCAAGCTGTTGCAAATCTGTTAAATATGCCCCTTTTGTGGTTTGTAATTGATTTTCCATGTCATATCCTTTTTTAATGCCCCTAATTCTCAAATTTTGGGGGTTATTTGCCGTTTTACCGTTTCTCTAGTGTAATTGTGCCACTAGATTATTTAGGACGGTTACAAGCGATTTTAGAGCCATTTTCTGCCCTTTGACTTTTTTAGGTGCCAAAGCTCCCGTTTGAGCTTGTTATTTTCTTGAGATAACGACAAGATTCTGTCTTGCTGACTATTGATAATCTCGCCTAATTCTCGACCTAAATTCATGTACTTGTTCCGCCAACGGTTTTCGACTTCATAAGTTTCTTGTTCCATGTTTAATGCCTACCCGCCCACCACTTCATGTTATGTTACTTCGCCAATAATTCTAGGAGTGCTTTAATACCATCCTTCATGGATTCTTCACGCTCCGTACGTTCAAAGTCCGAACCGTCAAGTTTAGTTACGTTGTATTCAGCTTCTACGATAAGCACTTCGCAGCCAAACGCTTCGGCAAGCTTATCAAGTTCGTTTTTTTGTTCTTCGTACGGTTCAAGCGGCAAGAATAGTGCTTTCTCCAAGCGTTCAGTAAACACTGCTGTAAACACTAGGCTTCCTTTGTCCTTGTAACTTTCAAGAAACCCATCCTTTTCAGCGCTGTAAAATACGACTTTTTTATTGTTTTCTTTCATGATTATTCTTCCTCACCTTCGTTGTACTTCTTGAAACTCAATCCCAAAGTTGTGATCCCTGCTGCGATTACCACAAGACCAAGAGTTGACGTGATGCCCTCTTTCTCGCCAGTGTTTGGAAGAACACCACCGTAAACCGTCGTATTTGCCACCTCTTTTGGCTCAGAATCGAGCTTATAAGATACTGTGGTAGATTGTGCCACTTTGCCATTAGAACGCTCTACACTCGTTTTAGGGGCGTTTTCTGGCGTGCTAGGTTTTTCTGGTGTTGGTTCCTCTGGGATGTGCAATTCTGGCAAGTCCAAAACTGGTGCATCAAATGGTACGACACCTCCAGACCATTCTGGCTTATCAATGCTAGGTGCATCGAATGGAGTAGTTCCGCCATTCCATTCTGGGATTTCTACGACTGGAGCTGGTGGCATCAAAGGGATGTCGTTAATGTCGATTGATGGTTTATCATACACTGGCGCATCGTTTGGCACTACCCCACCATTCCATTCAGGCTTATCATATTGTGGGGCGTCAAACGGTACTGTTCCACCGTTCCATTCTGGTTTGTCTAGCACTGGTGCATCATTCGGAACAGTTCCGATTGGCTCAGTATATTCTGGTTTCACACGTTCTTCAGGAATGCCGGGGATGCCCCCCTCAAATTCTGGGATGTCAACTTTTGGAGCCTCACGAGGAATCTCGAATGTTGGCTCTGGTTTGTTTTCACCGCTCGCATCACCCTTTCCTCCTACGAGTTGCACATAGCTATACGAAGTAGCTCCATCTGTTTCTGCTTTCAACTCAATTTTGTTCGTTGGGTTAACTGAATCCTTGACAGCGTTAACAAGCTTAGTCTTATAGTTGATGTAGATCATGTGATCCAAGCGATCCATCTTGATAGTGAAGCCATGATCAGATTTACTGATAGACTTAACCAAGTCCATAGCATCACCTTTATCAATCCAAGGATCAACACTTTCAATATTCTTTACTTCAAAGAAGTTATCAACAAGTTTTTGGTTCTCAGACATTTCATCAATGATAGTCACATAGTTTAGAACACGCTTAGCGTAATTCACACGAGCTGTCCAATTGATGACTGTAGGGTCATCTTTGTCTTGTGATCCCCACTTAGTGATCAACTCATCCTTGCCAATAACTTGTTCGCTACCAATGTTAGTTGTTACCAAAGTACCATTAAAATTGGCTGTTACAGGCTTACCTGAAACTACTTTGTCTGTCCAACTTGCATCAAGTTTTAGGCTCATGCTCTTATTTAGAGGATGTGACTTAAAGTAGTCGTTGAATACAGTAGTCACTTTGTTAGAAGTTGCGTCTGCTGTAGCTTTACCAACGACTGCCTTCTCTGGATTGTGTACATCAAACTCGTAAGAGGTTTGGAATTTCACTTCTTGAGGCAAGTCAAAAGTAACTTTGTCCCCCTCGTTAACCGGCACATTGTCTGGAATTTGAATATCTTTGTACTCAACTTCAAACGGGCTATATTTCCCGTTACCATTTGGGAAAGTAACCTCTACGTTAGGGTTTTCGACTGTGATAGTGTCGCCCGTTTTAGTAACTGTAGTAGGTGCCGCTGGTGTTTCAGCTGCTGGTTGAGCTACTTCTGTAGTTGTTGCTGGTGCTTCTGCCACTGGTGCTGTTTCAGCTGCAACCGCTGGTGTTTCCACTGGTGCCACTGTTTCAGACGGTGTCACTGTAATGTTGCCGCCGTTATCAGCGGTGTAGACGTTAGCTGCAGTTGGTTGTGTGTCCACCACTGGTTGAGTGGTTTCGTCCGCTGATACTGCCCCAGCACCGATAAGCAATGCTATAGCAATCGCTAGCGTGCCACAAAGACCGAATGCTTTAGTCTTAACGTAAGATGGTTTTGCAATTTGTTGTGTAAACATGGTATAATCTCCTTGGTATAATTTTCTTGCACAGGCCCTTACCTGTGCTTTTTTAGTGCTCTCAACGTGCACCCAACGCCCCACCGTGTCATGTTTTTCAATGTTTTATTAGACTTTTTGGGGAAGATAGGAAAAAGATTTATTTAGTAAAGTTTTTTTGGGGAAAATTAGTATAAGTTACACTCCACGGCAGGGCCATGGTTGCACGCTGAAAAGTTGATGTTATTTGCTATATTTCTGCTTGAGTCGTTCGCTCTTTTCTTCGGGCGTCTCAACCACCTCGAAAAAGTATTCTGGCTCTTTAGGCTTCTTTCTGGTTAGCAATTTCTTTAATAGCTTCATGAGTTACCCCACAAGTCTGTCTTCTGGTAGCCCATGATCTAGGTTGTAACGTCTAGCCTTAGTTGTGTAAGATTCCCATTGTGGGACTACGTAAGTTTCAGTTTCTTGTTTCTTGTTTGACCAAATCCATCCAAATAGTTTTTTCATGATTTTTACCTCTCTTATTCTTCTAACTATGATTACTGTATTGTTATCTATTAGTTATTATTGCTAGTTAGTGCCGGTAGGCTCTAGATTGTTGTTGGTTAGTGTGCGTAGCACCATATTGTTATATATTAGTACTTGTTATATATTAGTATTTGTTAGTGTCCGATTATTCATCGTATGAATTTTCATCGGTTGAATTATTCATCGTATGAATTTTCAACTTATGAATTATCATCGTATGAATTAATGGAAATTCCATTTATCGAACTATGAATTTTTAAGGCTACCTGTGGATAACTCTGTGGATAACTTTTTATCAAGGTATTCTATAAACTCGTCTGTCATGGGTATGTCTGATGCACATACAACTATTTCAAAACCTTTTTTATAGCCCTTGCTTTTTCGGAAAACCACGACATAACGTTTGTGTTTTAATTCTTCAAACGCTGACCGGTGTGAGCTTTTCCCATTGGTTGACCTCTTTTCGAGTTCTGAAAGATAAACTCGCCAATCGCTTTTATTTATCAAGATTTCAGCAAGTAAACCCTTAGCTTGTAAACTCAAGCTGGCGTCTTGCAAAAACTCGTTGTTCATGCACGTATAGTTTTTTTCATCGTTGGTGAAAAATATACTTCATTCGGTTATGCTCCTTTCTGGCAGTGGTTGGCCTTTTTATTCCCTAACCGCACTAGAGAACTAGTGAGGATTTTTTCATAGATTTATATATATTTAAGGAGACGATTATGAATATCAAATCGTTGTAGTTTCAGGTAGGTATTGCTTACATCTCCTCACTAGCTCACTTCTGCGGCCAGGGGTGTGTGTTATTTGAATCTGTTTCTGGTTTTCCATTCGATGAAGGACTTAAACCCCTCATAGTTGATAAAAACTAACTTGTGCGTAGGGTTAAATACATAGTCTCGAAAGTCTTTGTTATCCCTCATTTCTCGAATGAGGTTTTTCGCCATCGACTTCCCTAGACCTTCCCACCGCTGCATGAGGTGGTCGTAA